ATTGCCTAATTGAACTTTCAAATCCGCAATAAGAATCAGGATATTGAGGTATGATATACAAGGTATCACCAATGGTGATTGCCCAGTCTCTTGGTGTAATAGGAGGTTTGCATAAGTTATCAAACTCGTCGAGATAATCGTCAACTCTATTGAAATCAGGACGTCTTACAATCACATCAAGTTTTTGTAACGTTTTTTCAATATTTTTTAGATCGCTATTTGTTTGTTCACTTATATGACACAATAAATCTTGTTCTTTATTATTAAACAAATCAAAATAACTAGGAGGATAGACATCTCCTAGCCATACTTCTTTAAGAGGTTGAAATCCACTATGGCTTTGAACTATCATCCTTTTGCTTTGATGCCTGCTAACATCTGTTTTAGTTTGCTGCTTTGTACTTCAGCTTCGACTTTGGGTACATCTGCTGGCATACTGTCGGTTACGTCTTTTTGTACCATTTGACTTTTGGCTTTTAGTCCTGCCATAATTGAACTTGCCGCCGGCTGTCCTTGTGCTGCTTCGTCACCACCCGAGTCTGTGATTCTCATAGTGTCAATGTTGTAATCAAGATCAATCTTTTGTCCAACGCCTGTACTGCTACGCGACTTCATACACTGAATTTGATAGCGTCCTCTTTCTCTCATTGCTCTGCTTGTAAAGATACCAAACACATTGTCAGCAGTGTTAATTTTTGAAATACCACCTGAGATATGACTGTGATCAAATTCAACTTCTTCTACTGCACCTCTATTTAACTGACTTGCTGTTACCATCAACATACCCAATTCCTGCGACAGATTACGCAGTTCTTCACTGACATACTTGTCCTTGACAAACAGGTCGCTTGGGCTAACCTTTGTGCTAACTGGCATGAGCAAATCCAAATAGTCAATCATGATAAAGTCTACACGGATGCCAGTTTGTATTTGTACTTCTTTCAAGTAAGCTCTGATATCATTGATGTTGCTCTGCGCTGGCAATGCTTTCACACGATACTCGCCAAACTTCTTGCCCATCATTTTTACTTTCATGGCCGCTGTGTCCATGTCTTTGCGAATCTCTTTTGTGCTGGTATTGGTCAGCATTGCATCAGTTCTTAAACTTGTAAGCTCTTCGCTCAATTCAAGACTGATATATACACCACTAAGTCCTTGCTGTAACCAATTCAGTGCCAAGTTCATCATAACCAAACTTTTACCACTGCCTGATCCGCCTGCAAATATGTTTAGTTCTCCGCGACTGAATCCACCATACAGCAACCTGTCCAATTGTGGCCATCCTGTGCTTACTTGCCCGCCGCTGTTGAAGTATTTGTCAATTCTGGCTTTGGGATCTGCAAAGTAGTTTGTGCCCATGTCTTTGGTAAGCGACACTTGCACTGCATCCTTGATCAATTTCTCAACTGGGCCATAGTCGCCTTTCTCAAGCAAGTCAGCACTTTTGAGAATAGCACGTTCTAGTTCACTGCGTTTTGTAAAACTTTCAAACTCACTCAAAAACCAATCAGTGTGGCCCTCATTGATATCTGGAATCTCCTGCAAGTCAGTGCCTGTTACTGCCTTTAACTGCGAACGTTCCGGAAGTGTTTTGTGTTTGTCAACATGATTATAAATGAATTCTGCTACTTCACGCAAATCTCTGTCAAAGTTTTCCACATTGAAAATGTTTTGCACACGCAGATAGCTTTCTGCATCTTGCATTATCATTTCTAGGAATAATTTTTGTACGTCATATGTGTAATCAGTCATGCTATTAATTTATCCCGTATTTGGTCGGCTATGTGTTTATGTGTTATCAGTTATGTGTTTATGTATTAGTGGACCTGGATGCAAGTTATCCTCACAACTTCCTAAGTACACTGTTATACCATAGTGCGTTTCCTTCGACTCCATGGTGCCCAAACCAACCCCATGTATCATAATCTACTGGCTTGTGTACATCTTTGTTTACACTGTAGTAGGTATTAGAAAAAACCAATATTTTTTTATTTTCCAGTGCTTGCTCTTGTAAACTTTTTAAAGTAGGCCACTCAGTAACTGGCTGGAAAGGCACGCCCAAATTAACTATAATGTGTTTGTTTACAACCGAGTCAAGCCAGTGACTCAACAAAATTATATCTTTGAGTATTTTAGCTTCTTGCCAACTAACATTGTATGCATTAACCATGTCTTTGCCCATCTCGTGCATGGTACACTGATCTAATCCCTGATGAGTTAACACATCAGATATGTGTGTTTGTACTAAGTTTTTATCAAAATGTGTTACAGGTTTTGGCACGGCGTCATTTTTGAATATGGTTAGTCTTTCCTTAGGTGGTATTCCAATTACAACAAAATCATCTTTGTTGAACTGATCACGATTGCTTACCACAATGTGCTGTATACTATCAATGTTGTTGCCAGGCCAACTATAATTACAAACAGGCATATCAAGTTGTTTTGCCAGCAGCCCCCACCAGCTCAATTGTGGCTCAACAAAATAGTTAGGTGTGCTATAGCTATCTCCAAAGATATAAAGACTACCCATTTATTTTCCTTTGTAGACGTTTTTTATACATTTCAATTTTGATTTTGCTTGTTTCTGCATTGTTGTGTATTTGCAACAGTGTGCTTGCAACACCATATTTAACCACAGCGTCATTTACGTCTTTGACATCGTTGGGCCATTCGGGTATGCTTACTGCAAAACGATGTTCAATTGCTGCGTCTATTATACTTAATCCAGCCTTGTCCTGATCTGGTACCACAATGATCTTGCGCTTCAGTTGTTTTAGTAACTGTGCTTGTTGTGGGCTGATAGTGTCGTGCATAACAGCCAGTCCACTAATACTAAGTGCATCAAATATGCCTTCTGTGACAACAGCACTGGTCCAATGTGGCTTTTGCAAATCATAACCAAACACATAACCTGGCTGCTGACTGTTGATAAACTTGGGCATGCGGTTGTCTAAGTATCTTGATGTATGTCCTACAATTCTATTCTTGTATGTAAACGGAACCACAATCCTGTCACGCGGTCCGCGTTTTTTGTCAACAAGCAGTGGATAAGGCAACTGTATTTTTCTACTTTCTAGGTATTCAACATATCGCTGATGCTGTGGATCACTGTGATGTATCAATTCAATGCCTTCAGGCAGTTCAGTTTCTTTGAAATCAGCATCTACGTGACGTATTTGATTGCGTTCAGTGGTTAAGTCTAGTAGGCTCTTGCGTTTGAGACTTTCTAAATTAAGACGTTCAATGTCTACACTGTCAACGCCCAACCATTCCAGGAAGCGTCTTGCCTTATAGCTTACTGGACGCCCAGGTGTAAAGCTAGCAGTAAAGCCACAGTTAAAACAGTGATAGCTCCACTCGTCATCTTGTTGGCGTATACCACCGCGTTTGCGTTTGTCCTGGCTTTCGCCATTGTGAACACAACAAGGGCCATTGAAACTGACCCAACCAGATACTGTAGCTTTACGCTCATTTGGCAAGTAACTTAGAACATCTATCATTATGCTATTAGTTTAGCATACTTTATGTGTTCAATCAAGTGTTTTGATATAATTTCGTGTCCTTTTTCGTTAGGATGGCCACCTGAGGCAAACGGTTCGACTCCTTCGGATTTCTTTTTGTCACGAAGTATATCACGCCAGTTCATGCCTGGATAAAGCAGTGTCGGCACTTGTACTGGCCAGTTGTTTTCAAGTACACTGAACTGTAGTACAGTTGCACCAGTTGTAGTTGCAGCGTGATCAAACAGATTAACTGTTTGTTGGAAATTGAATTCGCTCCACTCTCTATGATAGCTCATGCCCAGCCATAACTTTTGCAATTTAAACCAGTTATCATTGATATCAGGATTGGGTTGTGTAAGCCACGTTCCGTGCATGTGTCTGTTCCATGGCGGATCTTTCATGCTTACTTCATGTAAAGGATTAAACCAACTTTGTCTACTACTATCAGTTAGTCCCACAAGCAACAATGTATCCTGCAAATTTTTTTCACTGTTTTTAATTAACCATTGCAATGTCCAACGCATGCTTTCAAGACTGCTACCTGGAAAAGCCATGTTGTCTAGTTCAACACCATAATGATTGGCAACAAGTCCAGCATAGCAGTTGGCCAAGCGCCAAGGCTTGTTGCTGTCATAATGATCACGGAATTCTTCTTCATTTAAGTGACGTAATGCAGGATCAACAAGCTCGTCACCATAAGTCCAACTGTCGCCAAATGCTATAACACGTTTAATGGGCATACACTACCTCTTATCTATAGAGGATTTGTGTAATTTCACCTCTATTTAATTTTACTTCGGGTACTGTTATATAGCCTTGACCGCTGGTTGTCAGTGAAATACTTGATACTGCATTGGCTGTTACTGTGGCTGTTGCTGATGCACCTGTGCCAAGTCCTTCAAATTTAACTCGTGGATTGCCTGCGCCGTACCATTCAACGCCCCCGCCATTGAGTGTGACTGTGCTTATGCCGCCGCTAGCAACTTCGGCTACAGCACTTGCACTATAGCCATATTGATTGACTTCAAACCTTACCCAATTGTGTCGTCCATCAATGTTGATGTAGGCGCGATCATTTTGATTTACATAAACTGTTTGAGAACCAATGTCGTACCATGGCCCTAGTTGTGTATCGCTTCCTTGTGCTTTGAGATTACCAGTGAAGTTGTCAAAATCAAGTTGAAAAGTGGTTAACGTATTCTGGGCAGTGTATGCCATGCTGGTGTAATTTCTATTGCCGCTGCTTGCTGGAGTGTTTTGTGCAACTGGCTCGGGGATTTCTAATATAGTGCTTTCCAAATAGTCTGGATACACACTGTCTACAATATCGACTTGTCCTCTACCTGAACTGTAAGCATCTGTAAACACTGCTTCATGCAAATCACCACTGGCACGTTCCAAACTCCATGATGCAGTTTGTTGTTCGATTAAGTCAAGTTCTGCAACTGTAAGAGTCACTTTGGCTCTGCCGTAGGCTGCGCTTAGTGTGACTAGGTCTTTGGCGATAAGCAAGTCATCGCCCTCTGTGCCAATCATTCTAAATGTGATTGTGCTACCTGAAATATTTACAGGCTTCTGGTCTTGGTTGATAAATTCAAACAGTATGACATTATCAACACCGCGGTTTACTTTAAGTTTTTTAGCATACACTGGTTGCCATCTCCTCTGAAAGTAAGCACCACTCGTGTCAGGTAATAGTACCTGCTGCTTTTGCTGATATAAATAGA